TAGCAAGTTGTGCTAAGTTCAAAACACTAGTTGAAAGCAAGAAAATGACTGTAAATAGTCGCAGTCTTATAAGTGAATTAAAAGCGTTTGTGGCACACGGTGGTAGTTATGCCGCTAAGGTAGGTGACACCGACGACTTGATTATGGCTAGTTTGTTAGTAACACGTATGCTACAGCAGTTAAGTGACTATCATTATGACTTAGAGAACCAAATTCGTGACCACAATGAGGTCATAATGCCATTGCCCTTCTATGCTGTTATGGGTTAAAGTTAGATAAATACATTATGCCAAAAAATTCAGAATCATTAAACCGTTCATTATTCAACCTTTTACACAGTAAAGGGTTCGATCCTACTATGCTAGATACCTCAGGTAAGGAGATTCCTACTCCTGAAGAAGCAGAAGTATTCCAATTTAACTTTATCAAAGACGGAGAGGATTACGGAAAAGTAACCATCTCTATTGATGGATTACATAAGTTATGTGTATACTTTAGTGATGAAGTAGCTAATAGTGAGAAAGAAGAAACTCACGGGGAAGATGAATCTTGGTATAAAGTATTAAATCAATTGAAGCGTTTCGCACAGAAATATCAATTGAGTTTTGAATTAAAGAATATTGACCATTTGAAACACGATATGGCAAAAAGGGAATATATGAAAAAGCAAGAAAGAATATCTGAAGGTTACTACCCAATGGGTAAAAAAGCAAGCTACAATGACGCTGTGCCAAATGTAAAGATTGTAATACAGCACACTCGCCAAATAGAAGAAGGTGAGCAACGTTATCGTAATATTGCTAAAATCTTTTTAGAGAATAGTGAAGGTGAAAGATTCTTAGCTCCAACTATCAAGCCAGGCGTAGCACGTGTATATGGTCGATTGATTGCTGAGGGTGATAAGCCACACGGTGAGCGTTGGAATCACGTTACAAGTTTAGTAGAAGAATATCAAAAGATGGGTGCATTCGTTCGTGCTACACGTAATGGTCAGTTCAATGAATCTGCACAACGTCTAGTGAATGAAGGTATCAATCACTATCAAGGTCTACGTGAGACATTAAGCAGAATGACTGGTCATCGTGGGTACAACAAATATTTTGAAAGCTGGACACCATCATTGATGGAAGATGAAACTGAAGAAAATAACTTGAATGAATTGTTTGTACAAGAGACATTAGATCCACGTATTGAAAGTGTAATGCCAATATTGAACAAGCTACAAAAGAAAGTAGCAGAGATGAAAGAAGTTGGTGAGTTAAGTGAATGGGCAGATAGTTTGACGGAAGCCCCTGGTGCTGAGACACTTGGACACAATGTAAGAACCGATGCCAAGAATTTAAAAGCATTTGATTTAGAAGAGGATGACTTGGATGAAGGTGCAGCCGTAGATGCATACATGGCAGGCAAGAGTCCGGCACTTGCACACTTTGCTGACAAATTAGACAAAGAGATAGATGAAGGTTTTGATGATATTGACGATCCAGTAGTAAGTTCAATAACTCGCCGCATCATACGTCAACACCCTGAATTATTAAAGCACGGTCCTGATAAAGTATTGGCTGCTATTGCCGACGTTGCAGACTTTGTGGGTGATGTTGAAGAAATTGGTTCAAGTGATGTTAGTGGTTGGGTCAAACAAGTAGCACGCCAACTAAATGGTGTTGATGAAGGTATGTTTGATAAAGTTAAAGATGCTGTTAAGACTGTTGGTGGTAAAGTATTAAATAAGTTGGGTCACGATGATGATACTGAGTTATTGAAGAAAATACAAAAAGATGCAGGGATCCCAGCTTCGGCACAACACGGTAAGCCAAATATGGGTCATTCTAAAGATGAAGAAATGTTAGATGAAATTGACATGGACACATTAAATCAAGTAGCATCTCACGCAGTTAACACTTTAGGCAAACCTGGCGCAATGGCTGCATCAGCAGCCGGCGGAGCCGCAATTGGTGCAACTGTTGGTAAAGGCATTACAAAAGTTGTTGATTACTTGAAAAAGAAAAAAGAACAAAAAGCATTTGACAAAAATAATCAACAAGTAGCTGAAGATGATATTGAAGAAAGCGCATTACAAGCATACTTGGGTGATAAGAAGTATGGTAAAGATGGTATGGATGCACTACGTAAAGCTGGTCAAGAACATGCTAGTGAGAAAACTATGCAAAATATTCGTGCCAAATATAGCAAAAAAGAAGAACCTGTAGCCGAAGAGGTTGACACTGGTCAGTATGACGCGGTTAAATCTAGTCCTAAAGGTGATAACGACCAAAATTGGGATAAGCCTTTCCGTGAAAAAATCAAACAATACGCTAAAGAGTTAGAGAAGCGCCAAAAAGAAAAAGAACAAGGTGTGGCTGAGAGCGAGTTTGCAGGAGACTATGCTACAGGTGAAGCAGGTCAATGGCGCAACAAAGGACCTAAAGCTAACAAGCCAGCAACGATTGGTGACTTGGTTGGTGAAGGTCAAGACGACCTAGATACTATTAGACGTTTGTTAAAAAAGTAATATGAAAATATCGTCATTGTTAAGAGAAGCACCAAAAGGTCCTGCATTATCGTTAGATAACGATTTAATGCAGAGAGCCATGCTGAGGTTTCCTGGCTATGATAGCCAACAAGCACTATCTTTATACATAGCTGATAAGGCTGTACAACAACAGAAAACTGATGCGGCACAAAATAACTTAATCAATACTCAACAGAATGCTATTAAGTCTATTGGGCAAGAGTTACAAGATTATGAAGCACAGGCGCAAGAGACTGACCGTGAAGTTGAAAGATTAAAACAACTAAGCGGTACATTAACTACTGGTAGTGCTGATAGACAACAGAAGGCTAAAGTAAGTGCTGATGAGTTGGAGAAGCTACAAAAAGATTTAGAAGCACTTAAGTCTAAGCCCGGCATGGATCCAGAAAAATATAAAGAAATTGAACAACAAATTTCTGCGTTAGCTAATAGTTCCGGTGCAGAAGATGCTGATGTTAAGAAGTTACAAAGTCTAGTAAACAATATTCAAAGTAAAGCAAATGTCAATTATGATGCGGTTGCCGCACAACTTGAAAAAACAAAGCAAGATTTAGATAGTAAAGAAGAACGATTTCAAAAATACATTGATAAAACAGATGACTATAAAAAAACCTCTGCCGAAGAAATTCAAAAGTATTCTCAAATCGTAGATGCCGCTAAAGAAAAGATTGAAAACTTTGATGAGTTTATGAATACAGAGAGAGATAACATTCTGAATCTTAGGGGTGAAATCCAACAAATGGCTGATGAAATTGCAAGTAATATTAGATTCGTTAAACCTTCTATTCGCCCAAACGCAGCCACAATAGCACAGGGTGCTATTGATAATGCACAAGCTACATCACAGGGTGCAACACAACAATTTAAACCACCTGAGTTAGATCCTGAATTATTTGGTGATGAAGAAAAAGATAAATCAACAACTAAAAACAGATCCGAAAGTAAAGTATTTGAAGAAGCTAATATGGCAGTTAGACCTGCACTTGACTATTCACACGACCCGGATAAAGCTGAATGGATGGCAAAATATTTACCAATGATGGTTCGTTCATTTAAAAAGAAATATGCTATAGAATTAAGTAAGAAGCATCCAACATATAGCGACCATCAGATTGCATATACAATCGAAGATAATATTGATTTTCTATTCAAACACGAAGAAAATCCAATATCAAAACAAACAATGGATGCATTTTACAATTGGGTAAAAACTGATTTATTCGGTCAACCTCCTGAAAGTTCAACACTACATCTGAAACAAAATGATTTGTTTAGTGAAAGTTTAGATAAAACATACGAACGTATGTTAGATAACCTAATCGGACTACCTTATATAAAAGGGTAAAAAACCGTAGAAAAAAATGTGTTTACCCACAAACGGGATAAATACTATTGACATTGAGAGATAGTTTTGCTATACTATCTCTAATGTTAGTTACTTCATAGGGAAGTAGCGAATATTAAAAAACGAGACCATCTCAATTTTATAAGGAAATATTATCATGGCATCATTAGCAGACATTCGTGCCCGTATCGCGGCACAAGACAATAAGACAAACAACAAGAGTTCTAATACTCAATCAGATAACTCTATCTACCCCCATTGGAACATTGACGAAGGCACGACGGCAACAGTTCGTTTCTTGCCTGACGCAAATAGTAGCAATACATTCTTTTGGGTAGAGCGTCAACTAATTAAGTTGCCGTTCAATGGTGTTAAGGGTGATCCCAACATCAAACAAACAATCGTTCAAGTACCTTGTATTGAAATGTATGGTACTGGCGAGACTTGCCCTATCTTGGCAGAAGTTCGTCCTTGGTATAAGGATGAGACATTGAAAGAAATGGCAAACAAGTATTGGAAGAAACGCAGTTATATCTTTCAAGGGTTTGTTCGTCAAAACCCACTAGGTGATGACAAAGTTCCTGCAAACCCAATTCGCAGATTTGTTATCAGTTCACAAATTTTCAATGTGATTAAATCTAGTTTGATGGATCCTGAAATGGAAGAATTGCCAACAGATTACTTGCACGGTGTTGACTTCAACATTAAGAAAACAAGTAAAGGTGGTTATGCAGATTACTCTACTAGTAATTGGGCACGTAAAGAATCACCGTTGAATGAGTCAGAACAATCCGCAATTGAAGCACATGGTTTGTTCAACTTAACAGACTTCTTACCTAAGAAGCCTAATGAAGCAGAGTTACGTATCATTAAAGAAATGTTTGAAGCATCAGTAGATGGTCAACCTTTTGACAATGAGCGTTGGGGTAGTTACTATCGTCCTTGGGGACTAGAAGCACCTGCAGGAGCGACCGCGGATAAACACACAGCTACTACTGAAACTAGAGCACCCGCAACTGCCCCCGTAGCAGAAACTTCAGCACCATGGGAAGATGAGCCTGCAACAACAACTGCACCAGTTAGTGTCCCGGCAGCTGGCACATCAAGTGACAAAGCACAAGACATTCTAGCAATGATTCGTGCTAGACAAAACAAGTCTTAATAGGTGATGGGGCTTAGGCCCCTTCCTAAGGAGAACTCCATGACACTACCAGACGAACGATACCGTGCCCTAAAGCAGGGTAAAAAGTTATTGGAAGAACTGTGCGACCCGGGCAAGACACCTAGAGTGCCTAGTCTAATAAGAGACAAAGCAAGGACTGCATTACGACATTTTCCAAATGACAATGAACTAGAGCGTATTGCGGACAATTGTCCAGAATACCTTGACAAAGAACCGTTTAGTTTGTATACTAACGGTGTACACAAACAATAAGGAATAATATGAAATACTTAGAAAAATTAAGCAAAGTAAATGAATCATTTACTGTTAACCGATATGATAATGGCTTTATGATTGAAGTCGGTGGCCGTAATAATGAAAATGATTGGACAAACTGCAAGATTCTTTGCACTACTAACGAAGAACTCTTTGCAGTAATCAATGAAGCATTATTAATGGAAGTGGACAACTAAATGGCAAAACCTTTTGACGTAAGTAAATTCCGTAAGGAAATTACAAAAAGTATTGAAGGTCTGTCAATAGGATTTAATGATCCTACTGATTGGATCTCGACAGGAAACTATGCTCTCAACTACCTCATTAGCGGTGATTTTAATAAAGGCGTACCTCTTGGTAAAGTTACTGTCTTTGCCGGAGAGTCAGGCGCCGGAAAATCGTTCATCTGCTCAGGAAACCTCGTCAGACACGCACAACAACAAGGAATCTTTGTAGTCTTAGTTGATTCAGAGAATGCCCTTGACGAAGCTTGGTTACACGCACTTGGTGTATCCACAGAAGAAAATAAACTATTAAAACTAAACATGGCAATGATTGACGAAGTAGGAAAAACTATTTCTATGTTCGTTAAAGATTATAAAGCATTATCGGAAACAGATCGTCCTAAGGTATTGTTTGTAGTTGACTCATTGGGTATGTTGTTAACACCAACTGATGTTAATCAGTTTGAAGCGGGTGATATGAAAGGTGATATGGGTCGTAAGCCTAAAGCACTAACAGCACTTGTTCGTAATTGTGTTAATATGTTTGGTTCACTTGGCATCGGTCTAGTTGCTACTAATCACACGTATGCTAGTCAAGATATGTTTGATCCAGATGATAAAATCTCAGGTGGTCAAGGTTTCGTTTATGCTTCTAGTATTGTAGTTGCTATGAAGAAATTGAAACTTAAAGAAGATGAAGATGGTAATAAGATTAGTGATGTGCGAGGTATTCGTGCAGCCTGTAAGATTATGAAAACTCGCTATGCGAAACCATTTGAATCTGTACAAGTTAAGATTCCTTATGAAACAGGTATGAGCCCTTATTCAGGTCTATTAGATATGATTGAGAAGGCCGAACTTGTTAAGAAAGAAGGCAACAGTCTTGTGTACACAACACTTGATGGCGAAATTATTAAGAAGTTTCGTAAAGCATGGGAAGCTAACGTTGATGGTTGTTTAGATAAAGTAATGTCTGAATATAGTCAAAAATCAACAACAAAGATAAGTACTGTAACACCTGAGGAGGAGGGTACAGAATGAGTTTAGCTTTTACAGCAGAAATATGGGACGCATTACGAACTCATATTGATTTTAATGACCGTAGCGATGCGGCTGACACATTGATTAATTTATTAATTGATAATGATTATGAAGCAAGTGATATTAAAGATTCTTTTAAGAATGACAAAGAGGTACTTAAGGCATTAAAAGGTTACACAGACCAACACGATACCGAAGAGTACGAAGAATATGATGAAGACGAAGACCAAGAAGAATGGGATTAAATGTCAAATTGGTACACAAGGGTATCACAAAATTTAATTGTGATACCCGATTTCATCTCTCATTTTGAGAATGAATTATTATCAGCAAAACAAGAGGTAAAGGTATACGGTAATGTTGAAAAGAACATTGCCGCTATTCCGGGACATACAGAACATCGTTTTAATCAACTACAAGAGATAGAAGCAGTATTGAACTATCTCAACATTCAATTACGAAAAATTCGCCGAAAACATTTTCAAAAATATCTAGAGGCGTATAACAGAGTATTGACTAGTCGTGATGCTGAAAAGTATGTTGATGGAGAAGATGAAGTTGTAGATTTCGAAATCCTTATCAATGAAGTAGCATTATTGCGAAATCAATGGTTAGGTATATTAAAGGGTCTTGAAGCTAAACAATGGCAAATGGGACATATCGTTCGTTTACGCACTGCTGGAATGGAAGATATTACAATTGGATAAATATGACTAATGGACCAATATCAATTAATTTCACGCTGGATACAAGGCAACATACCCGGTAAGTTACTACCATGGCAGATAGATTTAGACACTACTAATATCTGTAATCAAGCCTGTTACTACTGCAACACCGAGCAATTCAGAAATGACTTGCCGGTGTACCAGTCTGTTGAACAATATAGTAAACTAATTGACAGACTATATACTTGGCGACAACACGATAGCAATGTCATAGGCACATTAAGTAACGTAATCTTTAGTGGTGGCGGTGAACCTACATTACTTCCTGGCTATGAAGATTTACTAGAAGATGTGATTGATAAGGGTTATGTTGCCGCAATGAATACAAATGGTACAAAACTTCACAAGATACTAACAATTAATACTGATAAGTTAAAACGTATGGCTTATGTAGGTCTTGATATTGACAGTGGCAATCCTGATACTTATGAGTTAATACGCAAAAGCAAAATGACAGATAGTCCTTTTGATAGAGTTAAAGAGACAGCAAGAGAATTAGGTAGTAGAGGTGTTCCACTAGATGTGAAAGCATTACTAATGCCAGAGAACACCAGCCAATTAGAAATCAACAGTATATTTGAATACGCAAGGGATGTTAAAGCACGTGCGGTTCATTTACGTCCAATGGTATTAAATGGACATAGCTTCATTATGAATGATGA